TACTGCTTGACACTTGAGTAAATACGTTATATTGATTTACTGGCTGTCTATAAGGTTGAATAACTTCAGTGATTGTTACTTTTGGATATCTAGTAAAAATAATCTCTGTATCATTTGATTCTAATGGAGATACTGTTGATGTACGACTCCATATAACATTAGGTACTTTAAAGAAGTTAGGACTGCTCGGTTCGCGACTATATGAATAGTTAATACCAGTTTCAGGATCCCGACTAGCTCTGCCTGCTAAATAAACAGTACATTCACCAGGAGCTGTATCTGGATATATGTAAATTGAAATAACGCGTGTACCGTCATCTTCAACGTATGCTATAGGTTCATAGTAAATTGGATTCTGATTATAATCTAATATTTCAATATAAACTTCACTTTCAGTAACTAACGTATCAGGACTAGCAGTAAGTTTTATTAAATTTTTACCGGCCTTAAATTTACTAGGAAACTCAGTTATTCGAAAGAAATTAGGAGATGTAGCACTACTATCGATAATATCATATCCAAAGTCTCTTAAACCAAAATAACTTACTTTTTTGCGTAATGGCATCTAAACCTCTCATTTCTTATAAATATGAGTAGTTTATCTTTGAGTACCCGTTTTCTTTTTTAATCTCAACAAGCTTATCAACAACATCACGCATTGCATCAATATGAGATATACACATAATAAAACCAAATTGAGATTTAAGATAATCAAACAACATGTACATGCTATTTAAGTTATCAGAATCTAAAACACCAAATCCTTCATCAATAGCTAGGAAATTCGGCCTCGGTAAACTACTAACATTAATTAATGAAGTACGTATTGCAAGAGATGCAATAAACTTTTCCATACCTGATGTTAGTTCTAAAGGCCAATAGTTATCATTATCATATACAATAAATCCATGTATATTTTTACCATCAGTATTTAATATAACCGTAAAATCTACTATCTGTGTTAAGATATTATTTATTTCAGCTTCGATTTGAGGTAATGCACGAGCTATTAATTGATATGGTACACCATCACGCTTAACTGCTTGGAGATAATATTCATATCCTTTATATTGTACTTCTAGTTCTGTCAATCGCTCAATATCTCGTATAGCATTTTGTTTTGCTGTTTCTGCTGCATGAAGTTTACCTGAACATTCTAATAAACGATTATCTGTTTGTTTAAGGTCTGATGTCAAGTAACTCACTTCACTTTGTAGTTCTGATATTTCTAATTCTAAACGTTTATTTGTTTCAATATCAGTGATACGATCTTCGGCAGTTTTTATTAGTTCTACTAAACGAGTAATTTTATCTTCACTGGATTGTAACGTTAACAATACGCTATTTAATTTATTTGTTAATGTTGATAACTTTTGCTCTTCAGTATGTAAACGTTGTTCCGCTACTTGATGTCCGTTCAGTAAATTAGTAGCACTTACTTCCGGAAAACTAACTTTAATATCAGCAATTTCAATTAATAAATTATCATGTTCTTCTTGTAGTTGTGGTAATTTTTCAGCTTCTAATTTGGTATCATGTAACCATGGATTAGCCATGCAATATTCGCAATTTGGATCCCACTTATGATTATCTAATTTATCAACCATACGGTTAGCATGTGATATTTGCTGCTGTAGTACTTGTAATTTCGTAGTTAACTCAGTTAAACGTTTTTTATTTTGTTCTTCAGTAATAATATTACTACGTATTTCTGTAATATCATATTCTGCTACGTTACTACGCCACAAATCTACAACGCCTTGCTGATTAGCGATATCTGTTTCAATAGACGTAACAGTTTCTTTTAATGTATCTAATTCTGATAACATGGTATGATATGCTGTTTGTAGTTGCTCTGGGTGTTTTATATTATCATCTATAGGACGTAATTGTTTTGAAAGTTCAATAATCTGATCATTAATATCATCCTTCATACGCTCAACTGTTTGTTTTTCAGTTAACAATTCATTGTAACTCTGTGATGTCTGTGTTATGACTCGTTCAGCGTCCGCTAATATTGTACCTATATCAGTACGTTTATATTCCCGTATTAATGCGGCAGTATCTTTACTATCATCAGCAGCGATCTGATACTGTTTTTCAAACACGTTAATATCTAAAAACTGGCTTAATAGATCCTTACGATCTTTTTGAGACATATCAATAAATCCAGTATTATTATTTTGTAGTGATAATGCTGTTAATACAAAGTCTTCATATGTACCTAAGTACTGTTGTACTATTTTATTAGTAGAATCACGTTGGTCGCCATTTAATGAGGTAATATTACCGGTATCATCTACATGATAAAATTCTACATCAACCTTAACATGGCCGTTACTTTGTTTTTTACCGTTACGTTCAATTACATAAGTCTTACCATCTAGGTCAAATGTAAATTTACTAGCAAAACGATCACATTTATTATTCAATACATGTACAGCTTTATTAGTACGACTACATTTATCAAAACAACAAAATGCTAATGCATCTAATAATGTAGATTTACCGGACGCATTAGGAGCAAATAATCCATATGTACCTGACATGTTAGCAAAGTCAACATGATTATCATCGCCATAACTAAACATGTTACTAAATTCAAAATACTTTGGAACCCATACTACATTACGAGTTAATTCAGAATCCGGTAGTTTTGAAAATACTGTACGATTAATATGACGTACACAGTCAAGCATGGCATCATCTAACGCTAATTCATCAGATAGGTAATCTGATATCACCGTGTTCTGCCATTCTACGTCTCGTACATTACCAAATGATATTCTTTTACCGGCTGTTACAGATGATAATGGATTAACTTTCTGTATGGTAATTTCTTGTACTTTATATTTCTGTTTTATCTCAGCAACCAATGTTTTAAGTGTACCTGAATCTGTATCTTTAACCTTTAAACGAATCCTAGGTTTTTTAGGCATTACCGTAGCCGGGTTTTGTATTACGCCATTATCAATATCAAATGTATAATAACCATAATCATTTTCTATCTCAACAAATTCACAAGAACGTGTAGCCAAATCCCATACCATGATACCATGATGCAAACCTTCACCAAAATTTTGTTGTATTAAACTACCAGCATATGCAATTGTTTTATTCTTATTTAAGAATTGCGGCTTATGAATATCACCTAATAACACTAAATCATGACCATCAAATAGTTCTGTCGTAACATGAGTATTACTCAGTGTCATTCCCATATCAGTTTCTGCTGAATTTACAGCACCATGGTGAAATGCAATCTTATAATCACCTGTAAAATCACTAGCTTTTATATAATTCGCTGGCTTTTCAAACACCGACATAACGTTAAAGTGTATGCCTGAAATATAGTATATACCGTTATCTTTAAGATAGTGTATATTGGAGTCATTTAAGGCTTTAACTATAGGAGAAATGGCATCTAGACGATGAGAGTTATTTAAGTTACAATCATGATTACCAGTAATAATTAAGGTAGGTGCTATAGCCGCTAAACTACTAAAGAAATCTGATACACAATGCACTAATTCTGGGGACATATCCGTCTTAGCATGTACAATATCACCAGCAACATAAATTACACTATTATCTGTTTTATGTTTTTTAATGTATTTATATAATCTTTTAAATACTTGCTCATATTCTGTATGACGTTTTACATTACGTACATGTACATCAGCAATATGAAAAATTTTATCTATGGTAGGTAACCCAATATCTATAGTGCGCATAATATCTTTTCTTGCATTAAATTCTGTTCTGTTAATCTAGTTGTAGCATCTAGTATATGTTTAGTCTGTTCAAATCCCATTTCACTAGGATCTTTACCAGTTAGTTCTACAAAGTATACATCTATACCGTTATTAATAAAATACTCAGCTGTTTCAAGTGCTTGTTTTCTAGCATCTAGATCTAGACATATGTATATAGTTTTTACTTTACGTTCTACAATACGTTTCTTAAGAGTATTTGAAATAGTTTTACCAAATAATGGAATAACATTACGTTTAATAGCAATTGCATCAAATGCACCTTCTACTAATATAATTGGCATATTCCAGTTTATATGCAGTTCAAATCCAATTATATCTTTTGATACTTTTGGATTCTTATGACGCATTCCATCTGATTCATAATAGGCACGTCCTACAAAATAATTAAGACTACCATTAGCATCATAACTAGGAATAATTATTTTACCTGAATATTGACCGGTTTCGCAATACCCAATTCTATATTTTAAGATATCATGAATAGTAATACCGCGATTAAGTAAATAACGTACAGCATTACGATACTCAGGATTAGCTTTATCCATAACCCATAATGGTCGATATTCTTTAGGAAGTTCAACTACAGGTGTATCCGTTGTAGTCTTGGTAGGTTTATATTCAACACCATCTAGTAGTTTAATTAATTGAGCTACTTTTTCTCGAGGTGTATTAAGTTTACGAAATAAGATAGGTATCTTTCTACCAGCTGCATTACATACCCAACAATGCCAATGTTGAGTTACAATATTAACTTCTAACTTAGGTTTATGATGATGACAGAATGGACAATGAAAAGCTAAATTATCGTCAGTTGATTGGCGACTTTTACCAAGAACAGATTCAAGAAGAGAAATAACCGATAGCTTACTCATTATATATTATTAATATTATTAATATTAGCATTGTCATATAATATACAACAATGTTTCAATCTCAATAACTTTCAATTGAAAATTTATATAAATGAATTTATAAAAACTTTTTCAAAAGATCAACCTTTTTGTCTGCTTTTTTTTCTTCGTCAATCCATGACTGTGGTATTGTTTTTTCCGCCCACTGAATACCATGTTTATCACAATAATCTGCATAGGTTGTCTTACTACCTTTACGTAGTTTACTTTTAGCACTTTGAAATACAATACGAATATCTAACTCTGGATGCTGTTCTTTTACGAGTAAATGTTTTTTACGATCATCTGGCATCCAACGTCCTTTAGTCTCTACAAGAATACCATTAGGTAATGTGAAGTCAACTGTATATTTAGAATCGCGGGCTGGTATAGTATACTTAACTACTGTAGTTTCATACTGTGGGTTGATATTTTGTTGTTCAAGTTGTTCAGAAATTTTATGTTCAAATCCTGATCTATAACCGTATTTGATTGCGTTAGCTCGTACTTTAGACTTACTATTCCATGCCATAACTTGTTCCTTTTTTATAAATATTAATAGTCCCAACGAACTATAATATTCATATCAACATCATCACGTTTTTGTACTGGTTGAGCAAGTTTACCGACTGCTAACAGTTGAGCTTTATCATTATATAAACCAACTGTAGTAATATATGGTGATATAAAACTACTAGTAAACATAGATTTAAACAACTCACCAGCTCCGTTATATTTTTCAATCACATTTGTCGAATCTAGATTAGATGTCGGGCGATAAGTAGCAGATGGATTCATCGTATAATTAAATTGGTCTGATGGAATACGTACCATTACTTCATTTTCATAGATAGTATGTGTTCCTTTCCATGAAGCTGTCCATTCATTACTAAAAAATCCAGAACCAGAATTATATTTTGCTAATGGCGATGATACTACAACTTGGCCGTTACGATAAAATACATTACCAGCAACATTTGTTTGATATAAAGATCCTGATAAATAATGATTACTATATAATGATTCAACTTCATTACCGGCTATACCATAATCATAAAATCGTATTTCATCTAAGTTAATCGGTATACTGTTAATATTTCCATTGGTACTATAGTTACCAACAATTACATCGGCGTTATTAGCAGTACTACCAATTGGTATAACGGTACTATCAGCTTCTACTCCATTAAAAAACATTCGGCATGTATCACCGTTATTTGTAATAACTACATGATTCCATGACTCCTCTGTACCAGTTGTCCCTGCGGATAATCTCGTTGCAGTTGTACCATTACTTATTGTGCACATTATTTGCGAATCTGGCGCATCATCTATATAGTACTCAATATGAAATGGCGTACGTAATTTGTTCCATGATGAAACTGAATTATATGATGGTGGTATAGATAAGTTAACATCTCGTGTTGTTAATACTTTAGTAGTTGGAGGTATATATTGTTCAGTACGAGTAGTATATTTTGATATCAATACATGTTCGGATTCTGTCGGTAATGATCCAATTGGCGAATTGACATAATACCAAAATGATATAGTCCATGCATCTGTATTATTAAATTGGTTTAATCGATCCGTATGTGGTATTCGTATATAACTACTATTACTATTAAAACCTGCCGCAATTCCACTTGGGTTACCTTTACTATCAGTCACGCCCGTAGTAATACTAACATTGGATGCGACAGCATTTAGTTGTTGTTTATCTAAAATATATTCAACACTTCCATTAGTAATAGTACCAAACTGTTTTTCAAATTTACGATATTCATTATTAAATGACATGTAAAACATTAAATTACTAGCACTAGCAAAACTTGCAGTATTAATTAACAAGTCACGTAAATTACCATTACCATCATCAGTTAATGTATGTCTAATAGTACCGACAGGCTTTGATTGTAAATTAACAGAACCTGGTTTAACTTGTTCCCCAAGGTCAAAGTATGGTATTGTTAATATACTTGCCGAATAATGTAAATACTTTTCAGTTGTTCTGACATTAGTTAATTCATGACAACGCGTGGCATCATATGGAAACCGATAATATCTATGATCTAATGATTTCCATATTACGTGCTGATTAGTACCGTCTATAGAATTAACTGGGTAGTTATAGCTAGTATCGCCTATGTAAACATCATGGACATTATGTAATGCATTATGTACACGATACCCAGATGCTGAATATTCATTACCGCTTAGTAAACGATAACTTTTATAAGCTTTAAATGGCCTTATCTGTACATCATTAGATCTGACAGGCCGAAATACTGTTGGTATTGTTGGCATATCATTTTATTAGAAATCTAATTTCACTTTAATTAATGCTTCACGAGTAAACGATTTTAATAATGGTTTACTTAGTTTAGCAACAGCTAGTAATTCACGACGATCATTATACAATCCTACAGTGGTAATATACGTTTGAGGATCGTTAATAAATGTACTATAACGTACTTGACCTAAAGAACCGGAAGTAAATGTCGGATTATTACTATAGTTATATTCACCATTCTTAACACGAACAAAATAATAAGTTGATTTTACTTGCTCACTTGAACGTGCCTGTAATCCATAATTATCACCTGATGGAGCTGTCCAGTTTGCAATTGATCCTGACAATGATCTAAATAATTTAATCGCATTATCACCTTGTACTCCAGAGCCTGTTACGGTATTAAAGAATAAATTTGTATTTAATTTGTTAGCATCTAATATTACAACACCATACTGTGGATACATTAAACCATAATAAGTTGGACTGGTAGGTTGAAAAATACTTGTACCTTCATCAATAGTACCAGATACTATATTATATACTTGTCCAGCTTCACCTACTGTAGCACTTGATAATGTTGAATCATCAATTAGTCGTACTAATTTACGACGTATACCAGTACCTCTAACTACACGAACATTTGACCCTGTATGGAAACGGTTTGCATAAAACGAACCTGATAACGATGCTAAATTAATTTCTAAATTTCCTGGATCTAATTTTTCACGATATCTAGCACGGTTAAAATTGAGTACATAAATATGATCCGTATCAGAACCGCCTATTGTAAATTTAGTATCATTTGGTGGTAACAACAATTGAGCATATTGTTTATAAATTGCACGGCTAGGAGTATCATTATCAAGATTACCAGTTAAGTCCTTACTACCGGAGCCATTACGATGTCCATATGCAATAGAAAATTGAGGTACTGCATTAGTATCTTTAGTAGCAAATACTTCACGATAATATGTATTTTGAATTGCTGTAGCAGTTGATGATGTTTGAAAACTAACTAAACTACCAGTAGAACCTGCACTACCATAAAATAAACCACGCGTAACAGTTTCAACATTATTTGCTAATATATCATCAGTTGTATTAAAATTTGTATATATTCTACCGTTACGTTGGCGACTTGATGCTTGCTCACGTTCACGAATAATTTGATCAGCTAATTGACGAGCTAATTGTTCAACTTGAGAAGTGACTGCATTAGCATTTGGTCTTGCAAATCTACTTTGATTACCTGATTGACGACTAAGTATTGCCATATATTATATCCTTATTATCTTTGACCTGTCGGAGCGCCTTGCGTTACGGCTACTTGAAGTTTAGCTACATTAATAGTAATCAATGCTCTACCACCTGTTTCATTACCAATAATTAATAATGTGGCTGTCTTACTTGATAATAATTGTTCTTTTGCAACAATTTCAAATTCCATACCAGAAACAGTTACGCTTTGAGCCGCTTCTGAATCACCAATAAATTGTGCTACAGTTGGCGCTCCGCCTTGGTTAGGTGCCGCGGTAAGTACTCTTATCTCAGCTACATCAGAATCACTTAAAATTGCAGTATAACCATATTGAGCATTACCATTATTAAAGTTGATAGTACTTGGTGATATCACAGATCTTTGACGTCCTTGCAAATTCAATACAGTTACGCCAGCATCAACTACTGGTATACGTGCTGTTCCTTTTGGTAAAGTAACTAATTTATATTTTAACATTTGAGTTTCATCAGGTATTGCTTCAATGATTGGCATATTTTCAATAGCCGCTCCATAATAAGCAGTTCCAAGTGGATGATCAGGACTATACAAATCATAATCAACTTCATCATCACTTAAAGCAAATTGAGTAATTTTAAACTCATCTCTTCCACGTGCTAAAAGTTCACGTCCTTTTTTAGTAAGGATGGCATCAACTGTTATTGTAGAATTATTCAAATATCCCATAATATTCCTATCTTTTTAATAAATATATCAATATCTAATTTTAACGAATTCTTAAGTTACCAGGCTCTCTAGTTTCATTTGATAATGCTACATCACTAGTAAATATTAATTGATTCGCATTAGTTTCATAGACTTCAATAACTGGCATATTATTTATAGCCGATATATTTGTAGGTATGTTAATATCAGCACCAACTAGTTTACATCCTTCGTATCTAGGATTAACATACTGTAATATTTCATCATTTTGAAAATTAACGGGCTCTAAACTTGAACTATAATATAATCCTAAAGATTGGCTAGTAGCTTGATATGCATTTTTAAGTACCTTATCAGAAGTATTAATACTACCAGAATAATGATATACTTTTCTAAAATATCCTGGTGTAATTGTTTGATTAAGTATATCAGGTCTTATACCAGATGTATATACTTTTTCCATTTGTATATTTTTAACTTGTATACGATCTATATATGGTTGTACAGTACCAGAAGTACTAGTATTTCTATATTCAATAACAACACCAAATCTACTAAAAGCTGAAATACGTATATTTGAAAAACTATATGTGTTATCTTGTTCAAACGTACCATTATATGTAAAACTTGTATTAACACTCTGTAGTTCAGTAATAATATTATTATCATCGATTGTACATAATGTACATCTAGATAATACCGTACCAGTACTTTGTTGATCTTTGGATGTTATAATTACGTCTATAGTATTATAAAGTATATCCGACTGATTAAATAATGGATATTCTACTACTAACTGTGATGTTGCAAATCCTACTGCTGGAGCAACTGGCTGGAAATAATAGTTATCATCATTAATGGCACGTACTATCTGACCTAATCCGGTCCATCTTGAACCTGTTTGGCCACGCTCAGCAGCTAAACCCCGATTGTATAATTGAAATACTGATAACGGACTTTCTGATGATGTGATTGCATTACCAATTTGATCTAATGGTACTTCTTCAACTAAATACTCAGTAGGTACTACATGATCACGTAACACAATATTTGCTAAAGTATTACCGGTATCAGCATATCCACCACTACCTGAATGATAAATACTATTAGCTGATACAATATAACTAGAACCTATTGACCCTGTATATTCTGTCACTACATCCGAACTAGCACTTGGACGGAATCCGGTAATTAATACATTATATTGCGGATTTTCAACTACTAATCGTTTTGTTAATGCAATTTTATTGCGTTCTAACACATGTGGCTCAACTAAAAGTCCCATTGCTTCATCAGCACGGGCCGGTAATAGTTGTTTTATCTGATTAAACAATGTAAAATCAAATTGACTAAATACTCTTATATAGGCATTTATATCATTTCGATTAGTATATTTTTTCCAGTATTCGGAACTAAAACCACGTAATTGTGGATATTGATAATCAAATTCATCTTCTGGATTACCGATATAATCATCTAACGCAACATCACCGATATGATCAAAAATATCTTTGTTTACTTGGTCGGCTTGACTATAAAATAAACCTACTCGGTTATTATCAATAGGAGCATAATCAAAACTTGAACGTTCTGCTGTATTAGTAGTTGATAATCTACGAATTAAATAGTTATCTTCTAAACGTATTTTTTGTGATCTAGGTAATTGTCCACCTAATGATACGCCATCGACATAATATGTCTCTTCAATAGTAGTATAGTTACCACGCTGTTCATTAGCAGGAATAGGAAATAAACTAGCACTGGCATATGTATTACTTGTACCTGGAGCATAGCCACTACTGTTTAGTACATATGGTATTATTGACGTAAAGTTTTTTATATGATTAGCCGGATGACTCGATGAAATAATTAATTGTTCAGAATTATGATCATATGCTAACACATCTGTACCAAAAGTATAATGACGAACTAAAGTATTATAACTAGCAGTTGCATTTAAACTGGATACATAACTAGTAGGATTAAGTGTATGTATATCAAATGTATCCTGATCTAAACGTTCGCACCATTCTCTATATTCTTGAATATCACCAGTAAATCTTCCTAATGTACCACCTAGTTTTGTACGTAAATTTGTATATATAAGACCGGTAGTAGCAATACCACCAAGTGTTAAATATGCATATGTACGTCCATCCGGTATAGCTGCCCAAGTTTGTGATACAAAATTACGAATAGGCGTAACAGATGAACTAGCGCTATGTACAACCTTACCAGTAATATAATCACTAGCTTTTTGTACTTGTACGTAATATGTAGTTGCTGAGTTACTTGTAGTACTAGTATTATAATCAGTACTACCACCAGTCCACCACCATCTTAAATTCCACATATCACCATCAAATAACGGTAACCAAGCAGTACTTGATGAAACTGATCTGATACCAGAACTACCGGTAGTATACGTATGCCATATTCTACCATAATCACTACTACCTGAATATGAACCGGTATATTCTATTGCTATAATACTACCTGGAGTACCGGTTGTAAGCTTACTAGGATTAACTGTTAACAGTAACATGTTACGCTTTTCGGTAGGACGGAATCGTAACTCCCTTGTAATAGGAGAAACAAACCCAGTAGTACTAGATAATCCTAATCTCCAGTTGCCTATACTACCAGTAGGATATACAGTAGCAGGAATAATAACGCGATTATTATTTGAGCCAGTTAATTGTAATGTATATGCAAAACGATCTTCAATTAACGCTGGCGTTTCGGCATCTGGATGTGGGCCGCCATACTCACGTATACTTAATAATGTTTGTGGAATGCCGTATATGTTCATTAATGCTTTAATACTACGTGCAGTACCCTTTGTCTTAAGTAGGTAAGGTAAATTATTTACAGTACGTCTCCAAACCTCAGTTGTTATTTGTTCATCTGTTTTACTAAATAAACTACTTGTAGTTTGATATTTACCATTAGCATCAACGCCTAATTTATATTGCCATAATGAAGATGCCTGACGACCGTTTGCTAATTTCCATCCCATTGAAGATGCGATTTCATATAATCCATCACTTGACACACCTAATTTAGGTTGTTCTTCTGGATGATATGTTTTTGATAATGCATTTACATATGTGTATAGTATATCAAAATGTTGGCCGATCATATTAATGAACAATTCATATTCACTATTATTCTGATCATCACGTATATGCTGAGGTATTGTTTTAACTAATGCTGTTGCATTTTCCTGGTCGTATAAAGACGCAGTTGCAATAAATCCATTATACCAATTTTGTGAAATTGTAGCTGCAGTTGGATGTACATAATATATACTACCCGATAAATACTTTGGCCATGGAGTTAATGCATAACCTTGAGCCCCTATGTAACTACCAGAAATTCCATGTGTAGTTAAACTAGCTGTTGGCTCATAGTATAACCAGCGTTCAAAATTATCAAACGTACCTAATAATTCTTGTTTACGGTTATTGTATAAGGATATATTATTTGCAAAAGCCGTATCATTGCCATTTGCGTCATTTAATGTATCTAACTGTGAATCAAAATATTCTAGTAGTTGTAATTTATACTTAAAGTTAGCTAGTCGTTCTGTTGCTGAGCCGTAAAATACAAAATTATCAAAAGCGGTATAATCGATTCCAATATCTAATCCACCTAAAGATCCTGAAAAATAACTATTAATTATTTGTTGTGATGTTGATAGATTAGAGCCTAATAACTGTGACCAGTTTTTAAATTCAGTTTCTGTAATAGTACTGTAATCCTCAGCAACGTCAAAATTAGGACCACGTAATGTTGTTACGGGTATATCATCTATAGATGCATTTAATTGTACATTGTCAATATACGTATCTGCTAATTCTTCAGCTAACCATAATACATCATTAACTATGATATCATCAGTTAACGGTTTGTACAACCGTACTACCATAGAATTAGGAGTAGTCCATTCCTTTTGATTAATAATACGATATATACGATCATTACCAAAGTTTAATACGATATCACTATTAAATGCACTAGGATATTCATTTTGATATCGGTTAAATGCGCCATTGTATATATTAAACATTTCATCAGACATTGGTACTAGTTGTAACAATAATTCTAATCGGTCTGGTGAAATTTCTTTAACTTGTATAACTGGTTCATCTATAGATCCAATTAAATTTGAATGTATATTAGTAACAACTTCAAAATTACCTCGAGGTATATTCAATGTCGTTAATGCCTGTGCATAATTTATTTGTATTTTATCCTGTGATAACTTATAATCAGTAATTACATTACCTACTAAATAGTCGCCGTTAACAGAATATACATGTAATTCGACTGTAACATTGTCATTAGGTACAATAACACGTTGGTCTAACATTAACGATGGTAAAATATCATTATTCCAGACTATACCACGTTGAATACCATTTGTTGCTAAAACACTATCCTTATTTGAAAATCTATCTAATGACATACGTTAATCTTCTTCTTGCGGTAAATAATTATCAAATGATTTACCTGGTAAATATGTATTTATAATGGACTTTGCTGACTCTGGCCATTGAATACCAAATTTGTTTCTAGTTCCGACGTTATCATATACAATCTGACGGAAAATTTCAACGCCATCATATATTCTAGATATTTCCGTTCTCAATAACCTGTCAATTTCATTTTTAGTATTAATACAATATTGTAAATCATCATTATCAATACTAGTTAAAAATGCATAAAATTCCATTATACTAGTATAAATATCTCGGAGTTCATCAACTTCGGTTGCGTTAAACAATCGATTATCTAGATTTAACAATAACTCAGTAGCCTCTTGTATAGTATCACGTAATTCTCCAATAACACTGTCAGCATAGTATAATCTATCACGAATACCGTCATTAGTAATATCTTCTTCCATCACACTCGCAATCATAAGGTTAATATATTCACCAGCCTTCATCAATTTCTTAAAACGTGATCCGTCATTTCTTCTCGGTAATTCGTACTTATCTATATTATCAAGTTCACGTAATTCTTTCGCAGCTAGTATACCACCAGTAATCAATAATCCAGCCGCTAACACAGCAGTACCGACTGGTATAAGTGCTCCTAATCCTACTCCTACAATAGCACCGCCTACAGCACTAAATCCTCCCACTGCAATTAAACCTGCACCACCGGCTGCTACTATACCTGCAGTTGCTCCTGCACCAACTGCTACACCAACTGCTACACCTTCCGCGGCATCCTGTCCAGTGCTATCCGACTCTTCCTCACCACCTGGTATAGCCACTACTCTTCCCCATTTAGTTGAGGATACTATACTATTTTCCTGGTCCTTGTTAATTGATAATGTAATTATATTTGCCTTTTCAATTAACGATAACAAATTCTTTTCTTCTTCTTTAACTTTAAGTCCGTCTTTGCGTTTACGTTTAACTAATCGCCAGTAATCATCACTATTAATAATTCTATATGCTGGACAGTTATCACCTAACATACGAGCAAAATATGATTCATATGTACTAGATTGTAACCCATTTATGCGATTTTTAAACTCTTCAGTACGTGTAGCTAGTTTAGGCCAGTACTCTAAAATTTGTTCTTTAATATTATCAAAGGCTGCTTGTTCAACAGCTTGCATTTGCAGTTTGTCTAATTGTGTTTGGTTATAATATGTTATACTGCCCTTAGGCTCATATGGATTCAAATAATCTATATCAAACGGTTGGCCATTGTTACTGTAATTATCAATATAATCTAGATATTCCGTAGGATCTAATCTATCTACTTCAGCTATATGAGCAAAATCGTCCCATACTGCTGACGGTCTTTCATCTTCTTGTACATGCAGTACTGTCAATCCGCCTTGTTCAAGTAGTAAGTTAATATAACCACGTTCACCATATCTGCCTTGACCGGCCTGAAAATCCTTTAAACTATATCCATTTACTTGAGCATATGTTTCAAAAACACGACTTCCACCTTCAGATGCTAAAGCAATTCCTTTCCAATAACCATTTATCATTAAACGTACACCTAATACTAAATCATCAGTATTAATAGCTACGTTCTGTACTACTGCATCATTATTATACGGTACTGGCCATCTATCAATAACCATTTTACCTTCATACTTTTCGCGTAATTTTTCTTTATAAGTCTGTCCTTGAAACGCTAAATCAAAATATCGATCAGTAGGATCCTCAGTGATATATAATTCAGTTGCACCAGTTCCTTGATAACCGATTGGTTTCAAGTGATCGCCCGGATCACGACGAAATGGAGCTTTAGGACGGTAACCGCTATCAAAACGTATACGTGTAGACCATTCTATTGTTCTGTCAGGTAATTTACGAAAATTAAATTCTTCTACGGGGTCTGCAGCAGTATTAGGTGTTTGGTCACCTTCAAATTTACCATCAAATACCATATCAAATTTTTTCATATCATCTTGCGTAGCTTCACGAATTGCACTATATGTCAACCCACGTTCCACTAACATAACTTCTAATGTTTTATAATTTGGTATAGGATATGCTACGTCATTATTTATGTAATACACACAGAAAATATTTGTTAATATATTATTTGTAGTATCTGACGTTGATATTAATTCTGATAAATTTTCTGGACCGTTCACTATATATGCATGATGATAATCTACAGGATTAAGTTGTATTTCAGTAGGTATTAAAAATATACCCGATGTAGTTGGTTCACGTAACTGTGTTGATGTTACGAAATATTCCCATTCATCTTCTAACAAATCATCTAAATCATTCTCTGCAATAGTAGGTATTGACTTATCAATAGTATACTCTGTATATTCAGTAACATCTCTATATACTGTTACTACATTTGATTCATTACGTTCTGCTATTCGTACAGTAGAATCAGTTGCTCCCTGTACAGGTTCTATAGTAGCCGTTAACGTTTCAGGAGTAAGTACATTTTTTGTATAGTATGGATCATCTGGAAACTCTTGTTTCATTATGTTAAGCAATGCCTTACTTTCATCGTAAGGTTGCTCCATACTTTCCTTTCTTTGTGTAAATCTATTAATAGCCATTATCTAACAACCTTAAAATAAAACCCATTATCATGTATTTGAATATCATTTGCATTGCGTTGAATTTTTAATTCAACTTTATAGTAACGTTCTGGCATAAATGTATTCAGTCGTAAATTAAAGAAACTACCATTTGAATCACAAGATATTTTTGTGGCATAATCATCATATGGTATAATTGTTTCATTGGTTACGGCATCTTTAATACTATAAAAACTTGAGGTTGGTAAAACATTACTAGTAAAATAATAGGAACTAGTAGCGTATCCACGATTTGGATACATAGGACGTATTCCAACGTCAAATCTAGCACGCTCTGATTCACGATAACTATCACGTATATTAGACATATACACTGTGTAGTTACTAGTATCAATTATACTATTACCGCCAGCATTAAATGTAGTATCGTTCCATGCAACTTCTAATCGAGGCACATAAATTGTATTTGTATCTACACCATAAAATTTAATACTTCCTAATATATCACCAGACCGTTCATCAGTTTTACTACGTTTAATCATGAACCCATAATTTGGTATAGTTTGTCTTGTCCAATGTCTGACAATATTAGTAACATTCATACGAATATCAGGCTGTTCATATGAAAATGATTGACTAGCAATAAATGTTGAACCAGTGATCCATGTCCCACCACCTACTAATACTGTAGCACTGGTATCATTTTTACTATGAGCTGATCCAGTTCTCCAACGAGTTGCTAGATCATCATTATCACGATAATACCATGAAGCTCCGTTACGAATTTCTGGTACATCAGAATATGTACCATTACCATTTGTCCATGATTGTGATACCGGGAATGCATATATCGTATAATCAGTAGGTAGGTCAGACGCATTAGCTGCCCTAAGATTTAAGTATACTGATGCTGAATTATTAGCTATTGGACCAATTGGTGGAATAAGTTTAGCCGATATAGCATTTCGTAAAGCAGTTATTTGAGCTCCGAAGTCTAAAAGTATACGAGTATTATATGTATCAGACTGTACTACTTTTTCTAACTTGCTCCCTGACGTTACTTTTGTTAGTTCTACAATACTATCTATACCCGTGTTACGGTTAGGATAACGTTCATATAATGTAGTATCTCTTTCGGCAAAATATAAATGATACATGTTTACACTTTAGTTTTTTATGGTTTAACTACTCGACCTTTAATATCATTATTTGGATATTTTATTTCAAAAATACAAGGGTCTAAGCTAGGGTATATAATATTGTTTTTAGTAGCGGCTGCGATATCATAAACATTACCAGAGTATCCTCTGTTAGTATCAAATAAATTAGTTATTTCAAATCTAGCGATACTTTGTACACTCGATAATGAATCTAGTTCACTTACAATATTGGATATATTAATAGTACCGTTAATTTGCATACGGTCATTATCAAATAACTGTTTTAATCTATTAACACATTGCAGTACTGCTTCATTACTATTAACATTTGGTTTTGGTACTACTTCAAATTCTACTCCAATATTAACAATATAAGCAGTCTTAATATTAATAGCATCTGTTAACATTCGATAGTTAGATAAGTATGTACGTAAATTTTCTCGTATTGCCTGATTAGGTGTAGTGAAATTTTTATTACTATCGTATGATAATGTATATAAATTAAGTGCTAATGGATTTGTAATAGTATCTCTAGGATAATCACGATCATTAGTATCTTGTTGAGTATCTTGTATGATGTATGCTTTTTCTATAGAACCATACTTAGCTGGCATTGTATAACATCTAGCGATATAATCTTCTCTCGTAATAGCACGATTCTGTGCTGCGAAGTTAGCAATTGCATTTTGACGTATATTATCTAAAGAATCTTTTGCTGCACCGCCAACAGCCGGACTTGGATTAGTAACTGCTAATGTCGTTTTAATAAACGATAAGTCAACGTTATTAATTTCGTTACGGTAAGTAATACTGTTAGTATCAAGTATTGTAATAGTATTAGATCCGACGTTATCAGCAACACCACCGCCTACTGCATATCTAATAGTTAATGTAGTATTATTTGGAGCTATACCATATGTACTAGTATATAAAAAATTTGTTGGATCAATATTACTAGTAGTAACACGTTCTAAATATTCTAACCCACTACCAATATTTTTCGGATTTGGTATAATTTCTTCATCCGAATCAGAACTAACACCCGAACCAAATTGTAATTCAGTTTGATATGTACTACGTATACGTGTTACAAATCTACGAGCAATACGCGATAGTTTTAATATATACGGTACAGAACTACGGAACGCTGAAAGTTCAGGATCATTAAACGGTATATTTGCTATATCTTCAAATACAGTATCTTG